TAACATAACGCTTATTGGTTGAGTCTGCTATGTCAGCCGTCGTCAAATTAACGTCAGAACTTAACGCTTTGGTGTTAATTGTGCGAGTGTTCGGAACTAAGCCGCTCAAGTCTTGGTCTCCGGTATTACTTCCGCTTAAAGTTGTAATTCCTAACTTTGATTTGATTGTCGCAGTCGTTTCGTCTCCGGTATTTGTTCCGCTTTGATTTCCTATTGTAGTTAAATTTGCATCCGTAACATAACGCTTATTGGTTGAGTCTGCAATTTCAGCCGTCGTAATGCTTTTATTTTTCCAAAGAGATGTTGAGCTTTCAAAAGCTAATAATTGATTATTTGAAACGCCGTTTATTGCTACATTGTGCAACTCTTGTAATTCATAACCATTTTGAATTTGTACTTCAATTTGTCCTTGAGTTGGATGCGAACGTGTTATTTTTCCGATATAAACTAAATGATCAGGCGCGCTTGGTTTTGTAGTTGTATAAGTTCCGGCCGTTGTTGGACTTAAATATAATTGAGCGCCCTCTGTAAATGACGAAGTATCCAATCCGTTTACCTCTCCAATAACAACACAATTTCCAACTCCATTATCTAAAATGTCCGATTGTAATAATCCAAAAGTCCTTGAGCTTAAACTCTCGGAACTTGCTTGAGCTTTTGAAACTAAAATTTTATTTCCATTTGCTCCGCTAATATAAACAACGCTCCCCTTTGTCAAAGTTGATCCTGTCATATTTTTAACCTCTCGAACTATTGTACTGGCTTGGCTGGTTGTAGGAATATCTAAGGCAGTAATAAAAGGATTTACTCCGTCAGCTCCGTCGTTTATTAAGTCGCTCGTATTTGTAACCGCTGCCGGAATTGTTGGTTTATTTAAAATTTCAGCAACGCCACTCGTTGCGTTCCAATCCGAATTAACTTGAGCTGCCGGAATTGTTGGTTTATTTAATATCTCAGCGTCTCCGCTTGTCGCATTCCAATCAGCGTTAACATTTACCTCCGCTCCGTCTTGTATTCCGTCGAGTTTAGTTTTTAAAGTATTTGTAAAATCGTTTTGACTTAATCCATATCCATCAACCTTATCGACTTTCAAAGCGTCTTGTTGGTCTACGTATGTAATTGTCGCTAATCCGCTAATTGACGGAATAGTTGGTTTATTTAAAATCTCAGCTTTGCCACTTGTCGCGTTCCAATCGCTATTAACTTGCTCGGCTGGGATTGTCGGTTTGTTTAAAATTTCAGCAACGCCACTCGTAGCGTTCCAATCCGAATTAACTTGCATCCCAGGAATGTCCTCAGCTGTAATGAAAGGATGAACTCCGTCCGATCCATCATTTATTAACTCGCTTGTGTTTGTGACTTGAGTTGGAATTGTTGGCTTGTTTAAAATTTGAGCCAATCCAGTAGTTGCATTCCAATCGGAATTAACTTGAGGCGCTGGAATTGTAGGTTTATTTTTTATAAAAGCCGGATCGGATGGAATTGTAACATTCCAATCGCTTTGAACTTGCTCTCCAATTACTCGATTAATATTAATAATATATTCATTTGGATTACTTATAATTGTAACCTCATCAATTGGACTTTCAACTATTATATCTATATTGTCGCTCATATTATCTAGTTATATCGTCGGTTATTGTAAACAATCCACTTATCCAAGTATTAACTTGGCCGTCTTCGGTTGTCACTTGAATGTCATATTTATAATTACACGCCGGAATATCAATAATTTGCTCATCAATTGCAAATTCTCCGTTTATAGCGTTAAAAATAGTCAACTCAGGTTGCAAAGCAATTTCACCTCCAGCCTGTTTTCTTAATTGCATCTTAACCTCTCCGTCTGTTAAGTCGAGAGGGATTTCATTAATGTTTATTTGAAAGGTTACCGCTTTGAATGTGTCCCCTCTTTTGGTTGTAAAGTTTAAAGTCTGCGCCATTTGTCAAAAATTTTTTTAATTTCTTTATGTTTTCCTCTGTCCTCTTATCTGTTTTCCTCATATTAATATGGTTTGTCTAGCCACCATTTGCCACAAATTAAATTTGAACGCATTGGATTAACTATATTTGTTGAACTACTTACGTATTCTGGTAAATTGTTTTTGTATAACCATCTCAACATCCTGTCTTGGTACATTTCCGACTTAAGTCTCATATTGTTAACCAAATAATCAACTTCGGTTTTATCAATTGCAACCGAGTTGTCAGGTTGAGCTTTAAAAATTCCATTATTGTTTACTTTGTAAGCTCCAATAAGTAAATATTCAACCGCTGCCGCTGCAATTAAAAAAGGAACTATATATCCCTCATATAAGGTTAAATATTCGCCGGCCAATTCGTCGTCTTCAAAGTCTAAGCAAATTTTATTATAAAGAGTTTCGCCTAAAATCTCCTCTAATCTTATCCTTTGAGCGTCTGCGATGCATGGAATATATAAATCAATATCAATATTCCCGCCCAAAAGGGTGTTTTTAGTTAATTCGTTTTCTTTTAATAATATAGTTGTCGCCATTATTGTCTATAATTTGGAGTTAATGACCAAAAATTGTTGCTCTCTGAGGCAATTTGTGCCACCTCAATCTCATTCTCTTGCCATCTCGCTTTAGGTCTGTCCGCCGGATCTAAGTCTAAAATCATTTTTCGAGCCTCGTTTACGCTTATTCTCTCGTTGTTTTTACGCAAATATATTTTTCTCATCCAAAAATGTTGACAATTTACGCCTCCTTTGTAAAGCCAAATGCTATAATTATCCGCTCCGCCAGGACCAAAACCAGCATTTACAACTTTTGTTTCTGCAATTGTAATGTCTTCTTTGCGATAAGTACGTCCAGCGCTTACCATTTTATTACAAAAATCTCTTTGAGCGTTTAAAGCACCCTCGTAAGAATAACGAATTTTAAACAATTCGGTGTCTTGTTCGCTTGTTACGTTTGGGAAACTTGCAAACGATCTAGCTAAATTTAAAGTAATTTCGTTAATCTCTAAATCTTTGGTTACCGGTATCGCATCAATCTCAATCCACTCGTCCTCGTCTACAATTTCCCCCAATTTAATAAGAGCGTCAGCAACTTCGGAAAGTCCGTTGTCTTCTTTTGAACAACAAACGTGTTGACTTGCTAATTGAGTTATCGGAGCTGGTTGATTTGTAAATAATGATTGAGCAACGGCTGCTGGAATGTTAAGGAATTGAACTAAGAAAACAATTGCTTGCTCAGTTGTCAAAATTCCCTCTCTTACTTTTGCAAATATGTCAATCGCTGAGGCAATTTGCGCTCCGTTATAAGATATTGCAGCATCGTTGGCAACTTCTTGAATTGTCTCGCCAGTTACGCTTTCAACAACGTCCTCAGCTCTTAAGTTTTCAAATTGTAAATCCAAAGTTATTCCGTTAACAGCGAAAATCTCCATTAATCCGTCCAAAATTATTTCTTGTTTTGGTCGTATTACGTTAATCATTAACTCCTCAAAACCAACTTTTATTTCCTCAGCATTTGAACTGAAACCACTAGCCTCTTTTACTCCTACTAACATTGGAGAGGTTAATTTGTGAGCCGTGCAAAGTTGTTGTCTCGCCTCAGTACTTAAATAAGAATATTGCTGGTGAGCATCGGAAACCTCAAGCGCTGAAATTGTTATCTCGCTGTCCTTATTATCGTTCCAATTTAAAAAGAATGCACCGGCGTTTTGTGATCCGGTTAAGTGATTTCGGATTTGTCTTGTATTTTCTTGAATTGTCTCCGCGCTTTCTTGGACTCCGCAATTCATATTAATAATATGCCCAAAAGACAATCCTTTTTGTATGTGATTGATTGAGTAGTTACTTATTTCCTCCTCCATTTTTGCCCAAGATATTCCGGACACATAACTAGGATTTGAATAATAAAATTGCCCAACCTGATAATCTCTAATTATATAAATTTCTGAGCGTTCACCTAACCCCTCGCCAAATCCGAAAGCATCAAAGCGCTCCGGCTTGTATTTATTTACATTTGCAAAATCATAACTATAATAATAACCTGTAATGTCTCCCTCTTCATTTGCAACCTCTGGAGCAATTCTTTGCTTTGCAATATGAAAGCATCTTTGAATTTTATTATTTATATATTTTACCTCAATTGATGACTCTCAAAACATTTCAAAATCCTTGCAAATTTTTCGCAAATCTTTTTTTGAAACTAAGGACATAATCGCAGCCCACTCGCTTGGTTTTTTTGTTTTGCCATTTGAATTCAATCCCTTACCATAAATAAATTGACTATAAGAGTCAATTATCGCCGAGTTTGTTGGTGATCCGTTATAAGCGTCAATAATAGTTTGATAAAAGCTATTTTTATCTCCATTTAAAACCCACTTTTTACCGCTTACCTCTTTAATCTCTGGACGGATATAATTTGATAGGTTTATAATTTGTAATTTCTCCATAAATTTACACTTTTAGAACTCCTTTGTTAAGTTCAAAATTCTCAAGGTCGGTTTGTGCAGTAGCAAAAGCCTTGCCTCTATATATTAAAACGTCATTTTCATTGATTGTAATTTCAAAAGATTGCCCCTCTCTTAAAATTGGCTCTTCGAAATTTAATATTAAAACGCTATTTTGATAAAATGCGCCCAATATTTGAATTTCTGTCGTTGTATCTCTTAGCTCATCCCTTAAAAAAAAGGTCAATTCTCCTCCATTATAGTTTCGAGGAATGCACTTGAATTGATAAGGCGCTGTTAAATTAAATATCCACATATATATATAACTAAAAAATAGTCTTTTGTAACAAAAAAAGCCACCGAAGTGACTTTTTTTTAAACAAACTATGAAAGAAAAATTAGGAAACAACCTGGTCGCTAACTAAAGCATATAAAGCAGTTTTAGTCGCTGAGTCCAAAAATGGACTTAAATTACTCTCCTCAGCATTAATCGTCAAAGTGAAACCTGATAAATCAGCTCCAGCTCCTCCGGTTACTTTTGTGCAGTTTGACATTGTTCCGTTAGCTGCACCAACTAAAAGAATATTTCCATTATAATCCTCTACGAAAACGTAAGGACGAGACGCGCAAATCAATTGAACTTGAGCCTGTAAGTCAGCCGATAATTTTGGAAGTGTAACCGCTAAGGCTTGAGCGTTTAAGAATGTTCCATTATCCTGAGAACTTGTTCCGGTTTCTGTTAATGTGTTTGTGGTCGCTTTAACTTCGTATTTGAAAACTTCGTCCAAAGATCCCAAACTCGTAACTTGGTGCGCTGCAATTACAAATCCATAATCGTCATAATTTGCGAAGTATAAATTTTTGTAACCGCCTCTTTGATCTTTACATCCTAAAAGTTTTCCTTTTGATATTAGACAAGACATATTTATATTTTTTTTTATTAAAAACCGCCCAAATTAATGAGCGGTATTTATGTTAATTAATTAGTCTAAAGATAACCAAACGATTTCCTCAGCGTTGTAGTATCCAACACCTACCGCGTAAACAACTTTACCTCTAACTTTACCAGTTAATAAACCGATTTCGTCTTCGTCAACAAGTGCAACTTGGTTGTAATCAGCTGTTAAACCAGTAGCGAAAACTAAGTTTTTACGCTCGTAGATAACAACTGAGTTGTCAGGTAATCCGTTCAATACTACTAGAGTGTGACGTCCAAAAGTTAATGGAAAATCAGTATTTCCGTTACCATAAACAATCCCTTGAGTAGATAAGTAGAAAGCGTATGCTTGAGCAACGTCTGGAGAAACCGCAAGGATTAACTCTTTATTTCTTAAAGCAACTGGGACAGCGTTTAAAGCTGGTTTTAAGTATTTAGTCAATACGTTTGCCTCAGTAACCGCAGCGTCAGCGGTTGGCTTGTTAACGTCTCCGTCAGCAGCAAACAAAGTTAAGAAACCATCAAAGTTTGTTGAAGACTGCCAAATATCAGTTTCCAATTTTTCTCCGATTGCTCCTAAAACCTCAGCTTGGATTGCGTCCATTATGTCGCTTGGTGCTGTTCCGTTAGCAGCTCCAGCTCCCATAATTCCGTCCGACCAAGTCTGTCTGAAATCTTCTTTACAAACATCAAAATCATTTTTGAATTTGAAAGGCTCAATTGTGTTTTCGTTTAAAACGATTGTTCCAGCTGGAGCAAATCCGCAAGTGTAAGCAGTTGTTCCGTCAGTGTAAGCGATTTTTCTTAACGATAATTTAAAGTTAACGTTTTCAGCGATAGTAACCGCTCCTTTTTCAATAGTGTCAATCGTTTTGAACGCTTGACCGATAATCATACCGGCTGCCGAGCCGTTATAATTTGATGATACATTTGTTGTAGTTGGCATCTTTTTTAAATTTAATTTTTTAAGTTATTTAATATTTTTTGTGATCTTGTAAGTTTCACATTTTTGTTTAAAGTTTCAGCAACTTCTGGCTTTGCTTTTGTTGACGCTTTCACTTCAACTTGAGTTGTTTTAACCTCAGCAATTTGAGCGCTTAATTCGGTACGAATTGCCTCGATTTGTTTTGAAACTTCAACGCTCATATTGGTAACGATAGCTTTTATCATTTCCTCAGTTGTCATTTCAACTTCAACCTCAACGTCAGCGTCTTGAGTTTCCTCTTCAACCATTGCCTCTTTAATTTCAGCAATCATTCCCTCTTCGGTGATTACTAAAATACGTCCGTCTTCAAGTTCATGCTCTCCGATTGGAGCTGGAACTTTGTCACCATTTTCAGCAACGATAAAAACCGCTTGCCCAGCCTCAAAAGACTCAGCCTCTAAAATAGTAACACCATCTTTAAGCATCATTGTAGCCATTGTAATAACAACTTCAACTTGCTCAGCTTCGTTCGATAATTTTACCGACGCGAAACCCTCTTTTATCGCATTAACGATAGTTTCTAAATTCATATTAATTTCTGATTTTAAATTTACTTTCTCCATATCAAAGACTCCGTCAATCGAAAATCCTTTGACTTTGCCAGTCTTAACGTAGTCGTTCCAAATCTCGTCGTTATTGACTTTCATTGCAGCAAACCAAGTCCCGATTGGCTCATTAAATCCGTGCATTACGGACTTATCATGTACCTCGTCCTCTTTTATCCAAGTTTCAACAAATGTCACGTTTTGAATTTGCTCTCCCGAGTGTTCAATCGTTGAATTATTTTGATAACCTTGTTGGCTAAAATTGTGTTGAACTTTTTTAATAGTTTCCTTTGGAAATACGATGTTAAATTCGTGTCCGTCTTGTACTCTATAAATTGGTTGGTCTGGTATTAATACCGCACCCAATAATATTCTTTGCTCTTCGTTAATCGTTGCGAGTTTGATTTCCTTTTGTTTTGATAAGGTTACAAACTGAACTCCAATTGCTGGATCTGAGACTAACGAGACAGCATAAACGCCCTCGTTTTCCTCTTCATTAAATAAAACTTTATAAGTCTCCATAATACTATAACTTTTTTTTATTGTTTTGTTATAAACTTTTTTTATTAAATTGACGCGTTCGATATGATATTGCGATCCATTGCCTGAGCGGTACTTACGTCCGACGCTACGACAAAAGTCCTTAAAGGCGTTTGACTTTGTTGTCCGATTGTCTGCGCAAGTTGGTTTGTTGAACTCGATCCAACTGAATTGAAACTCGGAGCGGTCATACTTGGAGCGCTTGCGCTTGCACTTGCTGCGCCACCACTTGAGGCAGCTCCTCCGCCTCCTCCGCCACCGCCGCCAGGAATTTGAACTGAGACAATGTCTTGTACCGCTTTAAATCCGGTTGCTGCAATAATTGCAACGTTCGCAATTTTCAATCCAATTTCAAAAGGCGTCACGGTTTTAGTCGCAAGCTCTGCCGTAATACCCTGATAAGTATTTATCAAAGCCGCTGCCGCTGCCATTGCTTTCCCAGCCGCTGTATTTTTACCTAACAAATCCGCTCCTTTATTTAAAGTGTCCGACGTTTTTGCAAATAACGCTTGCTTTGCTTGAGCCTCTGCCTTGTCAATGTTAACTCTCGCAGCCGATAATTGTTTTGTCTTCTCGTTATATTGTTGCTCAGTTATTACTTTGTCGTCAAGTTGCTTTTGATAGAGAGCTTGTTCGGCAGTAATTGCCTCAATCCTTGCGTCGTTTGTTGCGGTTTGGTCGTTTATGATTTTCTCGTAATCCTCGGCCTTTTTCTCATCGGCTTTTAATCTATTTTCGTCTTCAATTTCTTTTAAATTTTCAAGATGCTGTCTTCTTAAATCCTCAGTCGATTTATTATTCGCCTCTAAAACTGCCAATTTTTCTAGGAATTCCCTATTTTCTTTTTGAGCTGGAGTTTCTTTTGGTTTTAAACTTTCCAAAATTTCAGCTGCTTTAATAGCGCTTTGCTTATCCGCCTCAAGTTTGTCGTCTGCAATTTTTTTCAAACGCTCCTTTTCTTCTTCGGCTTTTTTCTTTGTCGCCTCCCTTGCGTCCTCTCTCGCTTTGTCGGCAGCCTCTTTGTTTTTACTCGCTACCTCTCTATTGTGATCCGTTTGGGATTGTCTAATTTCAACCTGGTGGCGTCTTTGAATATCTCTTCTCTCGTCAAAGGCCTTTTGAACATTTTTATTTTGTTTGTTATACTCTTCTATCGACTTATTTGTCGTTTCTTGTTGTTTTTTTATAATCTCCTCGTCTGCATCGGCAGCCTTTAAAGATGCTAAATAATTTTTATTTTTTTCGTAGGTATTAAAAGCAACCGCTCGAGCCGATTTTTCGTATGCAATTTTCTCATCAATCAATTTTAATTCTAAGGCTCTAATTGATGCCGCACTCGCTCCGGATGCTTTGGCCATTGCCAACTCGTGACTTTGTTTTTTCTGTAATTCAGTCGAGTTTTTTTCTAGACTTTTTGATTGGTTGTCAATAGCCTTTTTATTCGCGTTTACGGCAGCTGTATTTTTAGCCGCTGCGTCTGAGGTTGACTTAAAATAACTAACTAACGCAACCCCCGCAGCAATTAAAGCGACAACTCCGGCCACAATTAAACCAACTGGATTGGCAGCCATTGCCGCATTCCATAACCATTGGCCGGCAGTAACTACTTTTTGAACTATTGTATAACTTTTTGCAACGGCCGCCAATTGTTTAAATGAGTCGACACTCTCTCCGATTGTTTGCAACCCTTGAGACAATGCCATTGCACTTTGAACTTTTAAAAGCGTTTGCTCTACTTCTTTGGATTGAGTTCCAAATAAAGCCATACCTCCTTGAACGGCTGCGAAACCTCCAGCAACTCCAGCCAAAGACGAACTCAAGGCCTTGAATTTTGCGTCCGGATTAAAGGCGTCCGTTAAGGCTTTCGCGTCTCCGATCCTGTCTTTTAATTCGGCGGCTCTTTTTGCTGCCTCTGTCGCCTCTTTTGAAGTAACTCCAAATTTATCCGATAAGGTTGCAACCTCAGCCTGAGCTTGTCTTAATTGGGAGCGTAAACTTCCGACAACTTCGTCCGCGTTGCCTTGTATGTTTATATCAATTATTTTTTCAATCGCCATTTCAATAAATTTTTAAATAGTTGTAAATAATTATTTTTTAATTCGTATTTTCCTTTGGCGCTTGCTATAATTTCATTGTGTTCGTATTGCTCAGCATGTTGGAGCATTTGTAAAATATTATTTATCATAATTCGTTTAAGAGTTCCATGTCACTCTCTCCGTTTGTTAAGTTAGTTGTTATTTTATTAATTCTAAATAGTCGGTCGCCAATTTTAAACCTATCATTTAATTCAAAATTTAACAATACACTCAAAGGCAAAATTGCCTTAATTTTTGTCAATCTATTTTTAGGATTAAAAACTTGCAAAATATAATCCTGATAATATTTTAAAAATAAAGTGTCTGTAAAATTATTCGTAAAAGTCCACTCGTTAATCTCCGCTTTGAAATTAATGTTTGAAACGCTAACACCAGGATCAAAACTTCTAGAATTTGACGGCGCAATATAAGACGTAATATTTTCGTGAGTTGAAGTGTTTGGCCTAAATGACATATTTGCAACTCCGGTCACTAATATCGGATAAAATAAAAGTGGTTTCCCTAAGGCAGCCTCATAATTTCCAGTAGCGGAGTTGAAGTTGTCGTTTGCCGAATATCCCCACTGAATATCTGTCAAAGTTGTCGGAGGTTTTAAATCAAAAAGCCTCTCATATTTAAAATGAGAAAACGGGAGAGTTACTTTATAAATTCCTCCCTCAATTTCTGGCAACTCGTTATAAATTTCCTTTGCCCAATCGTAGTTAAATTGCTGAGAATGTTTTAACGCTAAAAGTGTTTTTGTGTCTTCATATCCAAACTCGATTTGTTTAAACGGCAAAGCTACATTTACACTATTGCTGTCGACTTTAATATATTGAGTAATATCGTAAACTTCCGCAGTGGCATAAAAATCATTTAAAGTTTTAACAACAACTATTCCGTTTTCAAAATATGCCGTCAAATTAAACATTTGAAAAATACCTCTTAAAAAATCCAATACTTTTATTTCTGGAATTTGCTGAGATATATTAAAAATAAAATCGCTATTTGTGTTAAATAATCCAGCGTTAAAAATTTCAGTAAAAAAACCTCCTCCGGAAATATATACCATTGATAAATTAATATTATCAATTGTTATTGGGGTTTGACTTTGAATAAAAAAAGTATAACTTGCCGGATCAAAATCATTTGGAAAACTTATTGTTTGAGTTCCGGTTAAGTCATCACTTTGATAAAATAAAGCTCCGTTTCTTAAAACACTAAATTTATAAGGCGTTGTTGATGAGGTTTGAATATAAACGCTACTAAAAAATGCAAGGTAATTATTATAATAAACCTCTAGTGTATTTGAGTTTATTATTGATCCATTAACAGGAGAGCCAACATTTGTTAAATTATCTATTAACTCCGGAGGTAAAATTCCGCCCTCAGCTCCTTGCACCGCTCCCTTACTTCTATGCAACCACATAAATAAATTATAATAGTCTAAATTCGAACTATTAAAAAAGTCATCGCTAAAAGTTAATCCGTAATGCGTTCCAATTTGTTGAACTATTGCGTCCAATCGAATAGCATATTTTAAATCATTCCATAAAAGACCATGTTCGTGAGTGCCTCCAGTTTGAAAATATAAATTTCTCGGATCTTCGGTATGCGGTGAACTACTATCGTAATAATATCTATTTGTGTGTGATATAAAAGGCGCAACTATATCCGTTGTATTTGGATTTGCTTGTAATTTTGCCTTTACATTTGTGCTATTATAAGGCAAATTATAACTTGAAAAATCCAAAGCGTTCAATTTATCCTCTCCGATAACGTCTTTTAAACTAATAGTATCGCCGTAATAATTAATTTTATAAGCGTAAGGCTGGTTATTTTTCATTTCCACGCCCTCAAGTTTGACCTTTCCGCTGTTAAATCGATTGGAGTCAATCTCAATATAAGCATCTATTTTAATTCTCGCATCAAATCCTCCGTCAATATCATAGTTATAATAGTGCTTAAATAATCTGTTATTCTCATCGGTTGCCGGAATAGTAAAAGTTTTAGTAAAATTTGTAAAAATTAAACTTATATCTTTGACGTCCTGGATCACTTGAGTGATTGAGATAGTCTCATCGTTAAATAAGTCCGTCCTTTGGTATTTATTTAAGACATCATTTTTTAAAAATAAAGCTAAATTTAAAATCATATCACGTCATTAATTAAATTGAAATTATATTCAAAATCCAAAGTGTAATTTATCATTCTATTTTTTAGCTTTGTTTTTAACTCAGAACTTTGAGTTTTTAAATTAACCGGTTTTTTATCTAATAAAATAGTCTCGCTTAAAAGTAAGTCGGTTATTAGTTCACTATAATTCTCGTCAATCCAACCAGTGTTTAAAGTCACGCTTTGAGTTCCTGTATAATTAAAAGATTTGCTTTGGCCTATTAATGGATTATAGTCAACTTCTTTTGGCATTAATTTATAATCATTACTTTTAGCCGTTACACTATTGGTTTGAGCTTTGTAAAAAGTTAACGTTTGCCAGCCTCCAAATCTATTTATAAAATCGCAAAGTACTGGCGTATATTTAGGCTCACAAATTGGATAAGTGTAAAATGTTCCATAATCAACCGGTCTTCCAACCGCTGGATCTAAAATTATCGATACCGCGCAACCATTTACAAAAATATTGTTCGCTTTTGCCAAAGTTATTGGAATTTTAAATAAATAAATTCCTGTTAATGAGGTATATTGAAAATTTTGACTTCCAACAACTCCGTCAATTCTACTAAAATTAATATCTAAGACGTCACCAGGCGCAACAAACTCAACTAATATATTCAAATATTGTGTAAATATATCCGGATAAGTGGCTCTTTTTTCGTAAGTGTTTTTGATTTCTGGATTAAATAACAACTCGACTCTAGTTTCCTCAGGAACTTGTATTCCGTCCATATAATTAGTGAAACCATTAACGCCAACATATAACTCATTATCTAATAAAGTAAAAGTTCCGGCGTTGTTCCAATATCTTTTTACTCTAAAAAACGCCCAATTTTCTTTTGTGTCTTGAGCAGTTGTACCAACGTAAACCGGATTGATATTGTCGATATATTCCTTAACAAAGTTTGAAACGTTGTAACTCGTTTTTCTTTGGTTTGTCGTTGGAATTGGTTTGCTTAACGTATATGTCGGAGTCGTTGGCTCAGTGTCGCCACTATTCCAAATGAATATTTCAATCTTAGATCCTAACTGAGTAGGCTCGTTGATTTCAATTATAAACGGACTTCTTACTTTTACTACTTTCATTTATTTAATTTCTTTTAATGTAAAATTTAAAAACGACTCCAAATCTAAGCCGTATTTTTCAGCAATATTGTTGTCAAAATTTTGGAACTCCATGTCAAACGCACTCCTAAAAAATTTCGTTTCGTAAGTTCCTGTCCTATTTATTGAGTTCGTTATTGCTGTCACCATCATTTTACGATTTGTAAATTCTCCTCCAGCTCCTCGAGTTCCTTGAATGCCTTTGCGAATTACCCACTTATCAATTGCACCTCTCGACGCGTTTGCTTTATATGGAGAGTTTGGAGCTTTTGCACTTGACTCGCTCCCTTTCGTTCCATAATCTAATTGCGCCCAATAATCCTCTGCATAAAAATCAAACTCAATAGAGTTTTTATTCTCTTTTGTTTTGTAGTCCAACGACTTTGATAATTGGCCGGATGCGTTATGAGTTCCATAACGGCCGCCGGTTTTTAAATTCATTCTCGCCCTGTCTACAACCGACTTTCCAAACTCGTCGAGCGCTTGCTGTACGTTTTTAATCTCCATTGCAACAAACCGCAAATTCGTTATTCGGAACGCTTATTTCAATATCACATTTCCAACCATCCAAAGCATTGGTAAAAGCTAAAAGGATTGGCTGTAAAGTTGGATCGTTTTGTAATTCAATATTATTCTCATCTCTTTGCAATCTCATTTTAGTAATCATATAATTGAGGATAGCGTGGCAAGTGTTGAGGTTGTCAAGTTCGTTGTCGTTTCCTAAAAATTTATCTTTTACATTTATTTTTGAAATATTGCGAATATCTACGACAGCAACCTCAAAAGTAAAATTGACAACTCCATTACTAATTGAAGAGCTGAGAATATTAATATGAGCAAGCGGAAATATATTTTTTTTAACATTGTCTATTATATCCGTTCCGTGTGTTATTGTATTTAAAAGAGGCGCGCTTTCCAGCGTGCTTTTGATATATTCTATTGCTTGATAAAATGCTCTCATTTTTTAAAGTGATTTTTAATTTGTTTTGCCTCTTCTTTGCTTTCGTCGATTAAATAACATAATAACGTGAGTGACTCGTGAAGAGGCTCTCTTCCAACGTCTCGAGGCTTGATGCCAAGCTCTCGCGATAATCTAACAAATGACTGAAACCAACCCCAGCGCTCGTTGAAACCTCCTCGAGAGATTTCCCCTCCCTCATCGCCTTGCTCTCCAAATGCAATAGGATATTGCTCAATAATTCCTTGCTTAAACTCCAAAAAAAAAGAATTGATCCAGTAACTACGTCCATCCTTACGTCCTTAAATAATTCGGCTTTGCTTTCGTCTCCGTCGTAGTCTTCAATTTGATAAAATGGATAAATCTTTTTTGTAATTGGTCTATATAAAACCGACATCAATAACGCCAAGTTCTCATCGCTACCGAGTAACGAGTCAATCGTTGCGTGTTCTCCGATTGTCATTTTATCTAAATTCGGGATAAATCCGTACTCAACGCCATCCATTTTGAAAGTCTTAACTCGTTGCGGTTTTTGGTCTAATACCTTAGCCAATTGCTCAACGATTTCAGCGAAGTCGTTAACTGGTATTTTCATAACATCGGCCACGCTTAAGTTGCAAAATATCGCAACCATTTGAATGCAAACAAATGTCTCGTCGTCCTGGTTTTCTTTTAATACTTTTAAATATCTCAAATACTGAGACAATTTAATGTCTTTTAAATCCGTTGGAATTATAACTCTCATATATATATAACTTAAAAAAGTGATTTTGTTTATTAATTTTTACGTAATTATTACGCGTCTCGATTTGTTTATTGCCAAGCTCATCATTGCAAAGTATCTCAAGGCATCAATTGCGTGGTTAAATTCGTCTATTGGCCTGTTTAATTTCTTACCGGTTTTGTCAACATCCCAACTATAATTGCGTAACTCCTTAATTAAATTCGTGCTTGACTTGGTGACTAATATTTCCTTTTGCTGCAATACCGATATTCCGTAATTGATTGAGTCAGCTCCTTTGATAACTGGCTTAATATTAAATCCGGCTCGTCTTATTTCCTCGATTGACTTCGGCTCGGCTGAGTCAGCCCAAATTGGAGCTGTCCTTTCCTGTCTCATTAATCGAATTATATCCGAGTTTAAAAGTGAGGTTGAGTAAATCATTTCGTCAACGATAATTTTGCCGTTGTAATCGTAGACTCCAATATGAGCCGTTGGATCATTGCTATAACCAAAGTCAAGGCCACTCCCTAAAAATTTAGACTCTGGCGGTATTGTGTCGATTTGCTCCCAGTTTTGAAATATCACTCCCTCAAGCGAGCCAAGTTGACCGAGTCCGTAAACGTTCCACCAATTTGCCCAATAGGTCGAAGTACTCGCTTTGTCTTTTGCTTTCTCAATCTCTCGAACGATTGCCGGATCGAGTGCCTCGTTGTCTTTGTAGGTCAAAATAACAAAGTCGGAGTCAGCATCGTTTAAAAGTTCCGTTTGCACCCAAAACTCATTCGTTGGGTTGTAGTCTAAGTAAATGAATTTTTTAGTCCTTACAGCTAATTGCTGGTAACTTTCAAAGTCGATATTATTACACTCGTTTACAAATAGAATATCACGTCTCGCTCCTCTTAATTTGTCCGGTTGGTCGACGCTAAAAAATTCAATATAAGAATTATTCGAGAATGTATATTTAAGTGATGACCGGTTGAAATTTGCATCTCGATAATTGTCAGTTAAAACCATTATCTTTTGAAAGTCTTTTAAAGCTCCTCTTTTTAAATGAGGGATTGACTCACTAACTATTGAAATTTCCGAGAATGGATTTTCAATTGCGTAAGTAATTAAAAGCGGTAATATTGAAAACGTTTTGGAGCTTGACGTACCGCCTTGAACAATTCGAACTCGTTTTCTAAGTTTGGCGATTTTACTCTGCGCCGTCGTTTTCTGGAACATCTAAGTCAAGGGAATTAAAAATCGGTTTCTCAATATTCAAATTCATTTCCGTTTCGACTTTTTTAGGTACGAAATACTGAGCATATTTTGCGAATAATTCCAAATACTTGTATGGATCTTTGTCAAGGACATCGGCAAAGGCTTGGTGTATATTTGGCACTTGAGCCTCTAACGTTTGAACAAATAAAGCTCTAGCCTCAGAAACCAATTTAGTCTCTGCGCCTTTTGGTTTTAATCCTCCATGACCTTTTTTTAGTCTTCCGTTTTCGTCTCTTTTACTTTCCATATTTTACAATAATTTATTGAGGTTGATATTTCCCCAAAATCACCTCGTTATTTGTCAAAAACTCCGACGTAAAGAATTTAAAGCCGTTGTGTGACTTCTTTTTTAATAATTTATATAAGTTGTCCGGCATCCAAATTTCGTTTGCTGATAGGTCTGCTGGAGCGTTTTCGATAATAGCATCTAAAAACTGATAAAATTCGTCTTGTTGTTGTTTTTTAGTTGCTTTCATATGAGTATAATTTATATAAATCCTTTATAATCGTTTCGTGAACTTTCGAGCAAGTCGGACAATTTGAATTGTCAAGGCCGAAATAGTGTAAATATAAACCATTTAAATAAGTTACGTCCTCAAAATTTAACTCAGTACGTTTTCCGTCAACTATTCTTTGACCTTTAACGTCTAAAAATATTCTAAAATGTTCCTTATCGGTTGTGTTCATTTCCGATTTTACCTTTTTAAAGTTAAAAAGTCGGTTTAATTTGAATTGTCTGTCCTTACAATCTAAGCAAGGCTCAATTCCAACCGCTGAGGTTACCGCTGCGACAACATCGCCCAGTCCTTGAATTTCTCTTTTAGTCCTTCTTTTTGCCATTTAATTTTAATTTAACCATCTTATTTACTCGATGGATTGTTTGAATGTGTATTCCGGTTTGTCTGGAGAGTTCTCGCTGTCCTATTAAGGTCGATTGTTCAAAAAGAG